AAACCTCCTTCCAAATCTCCTACCAACCGCCCCAAACCTCCTTCCAAAACTCCTTTTAACCCCCCCAAACCTCCTTCCAAATCTCCTACCAACCGCCCCAAACCTCCTTCCAAAACAGTTAACAATGACAATGAAAATTACTCAGAGAGTGCCATGAGAAGGAATATAGCTGGAACAAGGGCTAAGTTTGAGGAGGATGCCATGAGAAGAATGATAGATCGAAACACGGCTAAGTATGAGGAGGATGAGTTCAATGCAGTAGCAAGGTATAAGTACGCTCCCAATAATGGAGATGCGTTTGGTGACTTCCGCCCTAAACCCCCTAGGCAGAGAGTCAAAAGAACGACCTCACCAGGGGCGGCAAGACAAAGACGGTGGGATGTGAGGAAAGAAAAGGGGAAGGAAAGAAGAGAAAGAAATACAATGACACGCCGTTTCACCAACCGCCCCAAACCTCCTTCCAAATCTCCTACCAACCGCCCCAAACCTCCTTCCAAAACAGTTAACAATGACAATGAAAATTACTCAGAGAGTGCCATGAGAAGGAATATAGCTGGAATAAGGGCTAAGTTTGAGGAGGATGCCATGAGAAGAATGATAGATCGAAACACGGCTAAGTATGAGGAGGATGAGTTCAATGCAGTAGCAAGGTATAAGTACTCTCCCAATAATGGAGATGCGTTTGGTGACTTCCGCCCTAAACCCCCTAGGCAGAGAGTCAAAAGAACGACCTCACCAGGGGCGGCAAGACAAAGACGGTGGGATGTGAGGGAAAAAAAGGGGGAGGAAATAAAAGAAAGGAATACAATGAAACGTCGTGAATAAATCTTTGACTTGACTCTTTATACGGATATACACTCACATTGTACACCCCCACTGGCCTCGGACTGGCCTTTACTTAAAGGATTCTTTTAGGTATCACAAAACGAATGAAAAAGATACACTTCGTAATAGATAAAAGCGGTTCCATGGCAACAATGATGGAAGATGTAAAAGAAGGAATACGTGCCACACTTGCTGACATTGACGAATGTGATGTTTCCGTTTCTACCTTCAGTAGTAAAATCTGTATTGATGAGTCGGTTTGTAAATCGTCTTGTTTCACAATGCCGGAACTTCATTGTCGTGGGGGTACAAGATTGTTCGATTGTCTGCTGCAAGTGCTCAATAAAGAAATGGACTCAACTGACACCATGATTGTCGTATTGACAGATGGATTGAATAATGAAGGCACCTCAACAGAAGAGGATGTCAGAAATTTGCTCTTGAAATTCAAAGATAACAATAATATCGTGAAATTTCTAGGGGCCAATATGGACGCATTAGTCAACGCGGCAGTGCTAGGGGTGGACGCATCAGACGCACTAACTTATGACGGAGCAAATGTTACACACGCGTTCCGAGCAGTCTCTGAGAACATCACACAGTACCAGCGATCCGGCGTCAATGTTCCCTTTCTACCACCACAAAGAGCTGCGTCTATAGCTGCACCCCCGCCCTTGCCAACTCAAAACCCACTCCATTCAAACATACCCGATTTCGAGCCCCCGAGGCTAAGAAGATGCCGAAGTATGGTTGACCTTGTGGTAATGGTTAATTGGATCTCTAGGAGTATTGTTCCTTGCTTGTTGCTTGGCGATACATGTTGCCGCAAGCAGTGATGGCTTCACTTGCGTTCGGATTTGACTCAGATTAGCGTGGTGTCAATCTGAAATGGTCTTTTGGTTTGCTGACTCAAGTCGGATTCGGGGTCATTGCGGCGTTTCATCCCGGAAATTTCGAAGTGCGATGCCTTGTAGAACTGTAGACGTTTTGCGTACTGTCCCGTGAATACAGAAAATTTGTCATAAACATCAATTATCTTCTTCTCAAACAGTGGCGAAATATCTCGCTGTATTCTTCCAGATGCCTGCACGACATCACTTCGTGGCGTAGCCAGTATCAAAGTATTCAACCCCTTAATGTCTAATCCAACTGATGCAATTGAATACGTTCCAAGAATTATTGATTTAGTCTCAGAATCTTTCAATTGTTCTGGTTTCATCTTGCCTCTATACAACCCTATTTCTGACTCATAATCACTATTGATTTCAATTATATGATGCATAATTCTCTCTAAATGATTCCTTCTTTCACTCAATACGAGAACTTTACTCGTAATGTGTTCAACTGCCTTTGTTGCAACCAGACGAGTGCGCTTCTCATCCTTGACAAGTGATGTGATCATTCCCACGTGATCGGGTTTCTTAGTTTTGGGATTCATGAGCTCTGTACACTCAGAAACATCTGGATACTCAAAAACGACCCTCAGTGGAACCTTTTCCCTCGTTCCCGAATAAATCAACCCACCAATGTGTGCAAACAAAACGTTCTCTAGCTTATCTTTTCTTGTAGGAGTTGCACTGAGTCCGAATATGTACTTTGTTCCCCAACGGGTGAGTAGTTTAGAAAATGTCTCCGTGCACACCAGGTGGCACTCATCAATTCCTAAAACTGAAAACTCATCAAAAAGCGTGGGGTCAATATCCTCTTTCATACTCAAAGTCTGTAACATACATATAACCACATCGCAATTATCAACAATGATTGTAGAACCTTGAACGCGACCAATTCTTATGTTCGGACAGAAGAAACTGAATCTTTCCTCCCATTGATCTGCCAATTGATTTGTATGAACTACAATTATAGCTTTTTTTCGAATTACATTTATCAAAAGATAGATGAACAACACAGTTTTGCCACCACCACAAGGAAGAGAAATCAGCCCCACACCACCTCCATTTTCAATTGGAATGTTGAGTACATTTGTGATGCAATCAATCGCAACATCTTGAGACCTTGTTGAGTCAAGCCTGAAACCTTCTATAAGCTGAGCAGAATCATCAAGATTGCTGCCTTCACGAAACGTGCTTTTCGCTTTTCCAATGTTCTTAATTCCCCACGCCCTGGGTACATTCACACTTCCGTCAGTGTTGGACGTGTACACAAGAAAACTCTTCTTTGGCATTCCATACTCGACTTTCATTTCTGGTTTGAATTTCAAATCTTTTTGGACCTGTTTTAGTTGTTCCTGCGACGGAAAGAAAGTAAACCCTCTCTTATCGATAACGTTCATCTCTACCATTATCAGGTCGGTATTTCTTTAAATCCACGTTTAGCACTTAAAAAAGAAGCAAATTCAACCACAAACAACAAATGGTCAAAGTCACCAAAACTACCAAAACTACCACCAAACCACAAGTCTCCTCCTTCGGCCGATTCAAGTCCTCCAGGGGCGTGGTCTCCACCCCCAAACCCAGATCAGACGGCTACATTTCCGTCTGTTGCAACAGCAAATCCCGCCCAATCCACGTGCTCATGGCGATCGCCTTCGGCCTACCCGAGTACCGGTCGGTTAGTAGCGCCTACGTGCAGCTGCGATCGCCAGGGTGAGGGTGGGTGGTTCCATTTTGGGGACGGCAAAAAATTTTGGGGCTCATTTTTTTCCAAAAGTATTTTTGAGAAAAATATTTTTTGAGTTTTATATTTTCCCTTGCCCCCCCCCCCCTTCTTTTCTTCGCGATATTTTCTAGAATGTTATAATATAGTGCATTTTGGTAGGAGAAGTACGAGTGAACTTTTATTAGGAGAAGTGTGGGACAGTGCAAGGACAGTGCAAGGACAGTGCAGTCCTATTCAAATATAATGTTTAATAAATTTGGTAGGAGAAGTACGAGTGAACTTTTATTAGGAGCGTGGGACAGTGCAAGGACAGTGCAAGGACAGTGCAAGGACAGTGCAAGGACAGTGCAAGGACAGTGCAGTCCTATTTAAAGATAATCTATGTCACTAATATAACGATGCCGTCAAGAGTTTACAAAAAGCCGCGTGTTTGTGAATGTGATTATTGTACTGATAAGATAGACTTATGGTCGAAGCACAAAAAGAGTTGCAAATTTCATGAATCATCTACTGATAATAGTGAGTTGATATCAACATTGAAGGAACAACTGGCAATAAAGGATCGTCAGATAGCACAGCAAGCAGAAGAGATTAAAATGCTTATAAAGAAGCCGAGGACTACTGTCAACAACACAACGAACAACCGTTACGTAGTGGAGCAGAAAATAAACATGTTTGGGAAGGAGTCGATCGAGCACATTTCTCACGAACAGATCCAGGCGTTACTGGCCGATCCTGCGAATGCAGTCCCGCAGTTCATCAAGCTGAAGCACCGGAGGGCACCTGATGGTGTGAATCAGAACGTGCGTGTCCCCAATCAGAAGCGGGCGATCTACCAGGTTGTGGTGCCGGGTGATGAGGAGGAAAAGGAGTGGGAGAACAGGGCGAAAGGAGATGTGTTGGAGCAGCTGTACGATGACAATTCTGGTCATTTAGAAACAGAGGCGGATGAGGATACTCGGGTGGGGTCACGGTTCCTGGATCATCAGGAGAAAATAAAGACGAGTGCAAGTGGGGAAGATGGTGGTAGGCGGTATAAGGAACAGCTGGATAAGATCCATTGCGTCATTAGTGGTTAGCATCAGATTTTCCCGATATTCTCTCAAATGCTAGGTATGAACCTCCAACCTAACTCCTCGCAAATCCCCTTCCATAATTTATCTTGTAATATCAACTTTTCTCTTGATTTAAGCAATGTAAAGTAATCCAATAAATGATCAAGTTCCATCAGCTGAAGCATCTTGAATATCGTGTAACTATATGATAAAAAATTCTTTCTCTCTGGTGCTACTACTTTCACTACCTTTTCAAAAGGTTCTTGAATCAAATCAAAATTAGATTTGAGTTCTTCTTCAATTGCACGTGTTAACTCAGGGGGCTTTTCTCCCTTTATCTTGTATGATATGAAGGGTACACTTTCATAGTATTTGTTCATTCTCAAATCTTTCATTATTTGTCTTATTCTCTTCTGTGTTAGTGTCGAATAATCAGTTATTCTTTGTTTTTTCAATTCCTTGTAAATTCTTTCAAAAAGATCCTCTGGAAGAGTGCATGCCTGTCTTGCCATAAAGGAGTCCAGATATTCATTAAAATGATTGGATCGGCGATATGGGCAAGGCTGTGACGGAGGCTCGAAATCCCAAGGAAGGTATCGATCAGATGAAGGGCCGATAATGCTTTTAGACCACCCGCATTCATGACAAGTATTGGTCGCCCCTGCCTCGTCAAGCGTAAATACCTGTGTCTTTTCACAAAGTTTACACCAGTTCGGATGAGTGACCTCTGGTGCTTTGTCTTGATCTGTAAAAGATTTATTCTCTTCTGCGGTCATCCAGGGATGTGCTAACGCGAAGAATTCCTTTCTTGCTTCCATCAAGCTCAATTCTTGAACTTTTTCAATCATAGGCATTATGTCACATAGATAATTAGACTGTTCGGAATCCGATAATCTCGTCATAATTTTTTCGTGTATGTGTTCATAACTGTACCTAGCGTCAGAATGACATGTTTTTCTAGGTTTCTTAAACATTGTATCAATTCCTTACCAACTTACCTTTAATAAAACACCTCACCTGTGACATCAGTCGTGAAGGACGCGCGTTACACGGGTAAATTCACACTCATCAACTAGTCTTTTGTAGCTTGTATGAATTTTCGTTGACTTCTTCGATAGCACGTTTACAAATATCTTCTTTGAGATTATCAAACAAAATATCACGTTGTGATTTTTGAACGTAAGGGTGTCTTTTCCAGCCCGTTTTTTTCCAATATTCTACATCTTCCCAAAATTTAGTGAACAATGGCATGTTTCTAGTCAACCAGTCCTCATCTCTGTCCACCACAGTGATATCAAGAGTGTAAGGATCCTCTTTGTATTGAACAAAGTGAGCCTTCTTAAGGTCAAATACAAACAACCCAAGCTGAAGTTGACCCATGTAATACCCTGGAACTTTACCCTTTTTTATTTCTCGTTTGTATGGACATTTGATTTCGAGGAGTATAGGCTCATCATCCCCAGATCGATTGTCAGACAACGATTTCAGAGAAATTCCGTCTGGTGAATGAGCAAGAATATCAATCGAAGGATGTTGTGTCAGACCGAGTTCTACAACAGATCTCCCCATTGTTTTTTCGTACAGTTTAATCGCCTTGTCTTCATTATCGATACCATGCTGTGTTGCTTCATTGCCTTTGAATTCAACAGGCATCCCAGCTTTCTCTGCAACCACTTGACCCCATGTTTGAAATCGGTTCGTGCCGAGAAGGGTGTCACACATGCTTCCTGTGATTCTAGTCTTCCTCAATTCGAACCATTTATGTGATCTTTGAGGAACAAGGGGTTCCTTAATGCACGTTTTTATCCAGGGGGTTGTATGGAACTTAGAAATATCCATTTTAACGTTATTTATTAGGTTGTTTTAATACAAAATACTCACTTTTTTAAAACAACAACATCCATCCACACCTCGCCCTCCAGCACCGCCACCTCGTTCGCAACCCCCCACCGAAACTCGTAACCGTCCGTCTGCTTGCGCCCCCCACGGCAACACGCACTGATCTGCCCTTGATCCAACCCCAAACTCCGAGCCGCCTCCTCCCCCGAAGCGTACGGCACCCATTCTTCCGCCCCGAGCTTGCGCCCCTCGACCGGCTTCGACAGCCTCGGGGCGCTCGACCCGCGGTCCTCATTCGTGGCGTACGAGTGCTGGATCTGCTCGCTCTGATTCGCCCAACGCAGGTTCTCCAGGCAGTTATTGGGAGGGTTGTTGTCGATGTGGTCCACGGTATCCTGGTCGTCCCGCTTGGGGAGGCCGAAGGCGATCGCCATGAGCACGTGGATTTGGTGGAGTTTGCTGTTGATTCGGATGGAAACGTAGCCGCTTTTTCTAGGTTTGGGGGTGGAGACCACGCCTCTGGACGATTTGAAACGGCCGAGGGAGGAGACCCACGCGGATTCGTACGGCTTCCACGTTTCCCCCTCCAGCACCGCCACCTCGTTTGCC